TTTTTAGGTGTTCTCAATTTACCTGTAGTTGGTGATGCTTTATTACCAGAAGGAACAGCACAATATGATCAACTGACTGGTCCTAATGCATACTATAATGCTCCTGGTTATAAAGGTCCTAAACCAGGCGGATATGAAAATGGTGGTGGAATGTTTGGACCATCTTGGATGCCATGGAACTGGGGTAAATTAGTAGATAATCAAAGAAATACTAACCGTGGAATGGGATATGATGCAAGACATAAAAATGTAACTGACCCCGCTCTAAGAAGTATGATGGGTTTATCTTCACAAACCCGTTATGAAACAGGTGGCAGTGCCTTCACAACATTACAATCTTCTAGCAACCAAAGAAGAGACCCAGAAATAGCTTCTATAGAAGATGCTCTAAAAGTTTTGACTATCAAAATGTCAAGTCTTGAGCAGTATAAACCACCAGTGCCAGCAACTGCCGCAGCGGCACCTATGGGCGTCAGTAACCAATCCGCAAATGGGGATGGCGGAATAATTATCAACAATATTATGGCTGCTTCTGCTGGCGGCGGGGGTGGTGGTGGGGGTGCATCTTCACGCAATGGTTATAGAACTGCTGACACTGCTGCTCCACCAGACGCAAGTGGCACAGCAGCATTATTAAATCGTTCACCATTCGCAGTTTATAGATAATGGCTAATTTAAACGCACAAGTAAAAAAAGTTGAAATAATTGATAAGTCTGGTGTGTCGCATTTATTGACAGGCAACAAACCAGAAGCACAATTACTCAATATAAAAATTGTAGAAAGTATTGAGTATTCTACAATGATAGCAGAATTGATGGTTATGGATACTGGCGTAAACATGATTTCTTCTATACCCATTGTAGGATTAGAAAAAGTAAAAATGACCCTATCTGTTCCTGAAATGTCAGAAACAGAATATAAATATGAATTTCAAATTTATGCAATTCGAAATAGAATTGTTTCCGATAGAAGTCAAGCATATATTTTGGATTGTGTATCACCCGAAGCAATAACTAATGAAGTAGTTAGGATAGGCGCTACTTTAGCAGGACCAGCAAATGAATTGACTAAGAAAATTATAAAAGAAAATCTGTCATCAAATAAAAGAATATTTGATGAAGCATGTCTTTACAACATAAAAGAAATACCAGCATTAAAAAGACCGTTTGATGTAATTAATTCTTTCTTGCCGCGTTCCATATCATCTGCTGCATCATCAACATCTGGAGCAAGAAGTTCTGTTTCTTCTTCATCGAGTGGAAGCAATACAGCAAGGACTGCTGCCGCAACTGCTCGCACTGCTGCCGCAGTGGTTTCTGGTTCGGCGGGTTATTTGTTTTTTGAGACGTATAATGGATATGTGTTTAAATCTATTGACAGAATCTTGACAGAAACACCATATCGATTAATGTATGCTTACAGTAAAGCAAACGCATCTGAGAATACTCAAGCACCTAATGTGATTTTAAATTACAGTTTTGTAACGCAAGAAAATATTCTTGAGAAATTAAGACATGGTGTATATTCCTCGATGATGTCATTCTTCAATCCATCTACTTTGCAATATGAAGAATACTTCTTTGATTTAAGCAAAGAATATCCACAAATGGTTCATTTAGGAACCGACAATGCTTTACCTGACAATGTTAAAAACTTGTCACAATATCCTTCTAGAGTAATTTTTCAATCATATGATAATGAGACATTTCATAACTCTGCATCTCCAGCAAGTTCTGGTACACAGTATCCAGATTTTAAGAAGCAATGGATGGCACAAGCAATTAGTAGGATGCAGATACTAAATAATCAGGTATTGAATATCCAAGTCCCATTGAATTTTGAGTTGAGGGCGGGCGATAAATTAAATATTAAATTACCTAATCTTTCTGTAGAATCAAAAAGAAAGGAAGATATGTTTGATGAAACAAACAGCGGGTTATATTTAATTAAAACTATTTCATATGAAATCATAAGAGATAATACAAGAGGACTGGTAGCAGTCAACAACATTACTTTAATCCGCGATAATTTAGGAAGTTAATCATGGACAACATTCGCAAACATATTGAACGCGATAAGGAAATACTAGATGACCCTTTAGTGTCATCACAGTTTCGTAGACACGTAGAAGAAGAATTAGAGTCTTTGCAGAGATATCACGAAAGACATCCAGAGGATGAACATGACCCAACTCCATTGGAATTATATTGTGATGATCATCCAGGAGCAATAGAATGCAGAGTTTACGATAACTGATATGATACCCGAGCTAAACACCCCAGTAGGATTTTTAGGTAGAGATGGTTTCTACTGGTGGATGGGTCAAATTGAAAAACGCGATAACGTAAAAAAAGCTTATCGTTATAAGGTCAGGATTGTTGGGCAACATGTTATGAGTTGCTCATCGGTAAGTCCTGATGATTTACCATGGGCAAATGTAGTGTATCCTGTTACTGCTCCAAGTAGAGAAGGGAATAGTAATTCAACACCAGTTAAATTAGATAAAGGTGACTGGGTTCTTGGTTTTTTCCTTGATGGGCAGACAGGTCAACAACCAATGATTTTAGGTGCGCTACACAAAATTGTTGGTAGTACACCCAACCCATCTTTTTCCCCAAATTCTTATGGTAACAGTTGTTTAGCTTTCAAGAGATCTTTTGCCCCAACAAATACATATGTATCGGTGCCAAAGAGCGAGCAAGACCCTGCTACGCCTCCAAGCAATCCAGGCGGCGGTGGTGGTGGTGGTGGTTCCACACCCCCAGTAATTAGTGGTTCTAAAGAGGAAAATACCAAAACTAATCAATCAGGAAGACACCACTGTGTTATTTTACCTGATGCTGGTTGTAAAGACCCAAAGAAAAAGCAAAGTGATTTTGAAAGAGTTTTATCAGAATTTTTCGCATCAGTTCAAAATAATGGTGGGCAAATAGGAACACAGATTCTTAGCGATGTTACTGGAACACTAGTAGATTATTCCAATGCAGCAAATGGATACATCACTAGAATATTTGGATTAGCTAGAGCATATATTGGTGCAGCAAAAGCAGAACTATTCAAGCAAATCAAAACTGGAGTTTCTTCTTTACTCAAAATATGTTTGGGTATTCCAACGCCAACACCTCCAGACGCCACTGGTGCAAAAGCTCCAAAAACCAGTAGCAAAACTGGAATTCTTGGTAAACTAACAACTTTTTTGAATGATTTGTTGGGTAAAATTAATTGCCAGATAGTAGATTTAGAAACTGCAATTTTAAACTTTTTAACAAATTTAATTTTTGGTTTGATTGAAGATATTGTGAACGGTGCAACTTGTATTGCTGAATCTGTAGTTTCACAAATTTTATCAGAACTAGAGTCATTTCTTTCAGAAACAGTTGCTACAATTCTTGGCATATTGCAGGATATTTTGTCGATTGTAGCTTCTCCACTGAATATTCTGGGAGCAGCATTACAATATATCTTTCAGTTATTTGGCATCTCGTGTAGTGGACCGTCAAATGAGTGTTTAAGTGAGGAGGAACGAACATATTGCACAAAACAAAAAACAAAACCAGGAGCATCAGATTTTGCAGCTTTAGATCGTTTGATTGCCGACGTATCTAAGAATGGTGTACTACCTCTTCAAACATCATGTGAGTCTGCATTGGCGAATCCATGCCCAGTAGCAACAGAAGCTTATGTGACTGGCGGTGCCCCAGTAACTACACCACCAGATGATTCTTTAACTGTTCTTCCTCAAGTTGTAATTAGTGCTAGTCCACCTTCAGTTCCATATAACGGAAGCACCACGATTACGTGGACAAGCACAAATGCAGATTCCGTTGTTTCTTCTAACTTTGGTGCTACGACAACAAGTGGGAGCCTATTGGTAAATGATTTAACGTCTGATACCACTTATCAAATAGTTGTGCAGGGTTCTGATGGTGCTGGAGGAACTTGGAATACTAGTGCTAATACTGTAGTATTTGTGGGAATACTAGCATCTCCAGCACCTCCTGACCCACCACCATTACCTATTCCTGGACCACCACCTGTTTCAATATCTTCATCTATTGTTGGAACTATTGTGGTTGCTGGTAGTTCTTCAATTACATCATTGATTGGCACAATAGACACAATAACTGTAGACTCCATTGCTTATGTAAGCATTTCATCTACTTCTAGTAATTCTTTTGTTCCTACTCTTGCGACTAGCATTGCCATTGGCACTACTCCCATACCTCCTTCTGCAGTCCAGGTACAATATTCATTGACGACTAATAAGACTTTAGTTACAACATCAGATACGGTAACATTTACATTTAGCGTTGTCAATGGTTCTGTTCCTAATGGTACTGTATATGATTATTTTATTTTTGGTTCGGTTGAATTGAATGATTTTGTTGCTAAAACCATAAAAGGAACTATGACCATGACAAATGGTACTGCCATAGTTAACATACAAACTGCATCTTCTTTTAGTTTTTATGGCGAAAAGCCAATGTCTTTTATTGTATTGCAATCTGGAAATTCATTAGCTTCGGTTGGATTTACATTATCAAATCCATCCCCAATAATTCCTACTTCTCCTATTACTCCAGCAATAATAAAACCAGACTTGTGTAAGGTAGAAGTTGATAGTAAAGGAAAAATTATGAGTGTTGGTATTTGTGCAGTTGGTACACCATATGCAAGAAAACCAATTATTACAATAACAGGAGAGGGGCAGGGAGCATCTGTTGTGCCTGTTTTAGATGAGAAAGGATATCTAGTAAAAGCAAAGGTATTGAGACCTGGCATTGGATATGTTCCTACTAGATATAATCCGAATTGCATTATCGATGGGTTTATTATTATAAGACCTGGAGTTGGTTACACGCAACCACCAACAATCTATGTCGATGGCGATGATACAATTGCTAAAGCAGTTGTCAATTCTAGCGGTTACATGATTGATGTCGAAGTAATAAATAAAACTAAGACATTTGACACATTTCCAACTATTGAAATAATTGGTGATGGGATGGGAGCAAAAGCAATACCAAGCTTGGGTTGTCTTGACGAAGATTCATATAAATCATATGTCTCTGAGGTTGCTCCTTCTGGTACAGATAACGTCATTGACTGCCCGTAAAAAATTATGGCAACGAGTTGGTTAGAGTTACAATCAGATTTAAAACGAGGCGCAGCTAGACTTGCCGTTCCTAAATCAAATTTAGGATGTGGTTTAACATACACTACAGGTACGCCTGGTAGTATATTAAATTTACCAGACCCGTCTGTATCTGCTGCTAGTGTTACAGACGCACTGAATTCAGTACAAGATGCAATAGATCAATTTGGGTCTGATGTCATGTCAGTCCTCCAATCTATTGGTGCATTTGTACCCGATGGATTATTTACTGCAGACTCTGCTGTAACTTCAACAACAGTTGATAGAGATGCGCCAGATGCTGTTGATCAACATAGTACTGAAACGATGGCTGGTGGTAATATCGCAGTTACTACTGGACATGATACGCAAACAGGCGATTCTTTCTATCAAATACGAACATCATCTGGCTCTGGTATAACATTTGATACTCAAGGTGGGTGTTTTATCACAACAGCAAAAAATCCAGATGAAGATCCAGATACTGGAAAGTTTGTAGTTACTGCTAATGGCATGGCATCATTTAAGTGTCGTGAAGGAGTACTCTGGGAAATTAATAACGATAATAATATTAGAAAAACTTCGTTTGGTCTAAACCTTTTAAATGGTGCATTAGAAATAGCAGTTAATGTTGGTGATATTACAATTAGGGGAAATGATAATATTATTATTGAAGCAGGAAAATCATTAGAACTAAAGGGGTCTGATGTTAAAATACATGCTGGCACAGGAACTGGCACACCAGCTAAGGACGGGAAACCAGTTACTGATGAACAATCAGGTGTTGTTGAAATTAAAGCAGGTGTTTTTAAAAATTCTTCTATAACACAACAAAATATAGAAGGAGCTAGTTTTCATAAAGTAACGGGTGAAAAAACTTTTGTCATGGAAGATTCACAGGCAGCATTTACAATTGAATCTAAAGGTAGTTTAGAACTCAAGTGTAAAGGAGATATGATCGAAACTATTGGTGGCAAAAAACTCACCAAAGTAATGACATATTCACCTGCAGATTTAATTTTAGATGGCGGCATTCCTCCATTATCAATAATAACAGATCAATCTGCTGGATATTATATCACAAATGCTCAACCAATGGTTCCAGCTGATTCTGCAGAAGCCGACCTCCCAGGAACATTATTACAAATAGTTGGTAGTGGGCCAGGTGGTGCGGGTATTAAAGTTGATGCTGGTATCAAAGGAAATATTATTTTTACTACTCAAACAGGTAATATTGCTTTTGCATCTGAAACTTCATTATACGCTGATATGACACAACCTAGTGTATCGCCACTTGATCCTAAGTTGATGAAAGGATTAAAACCAGGAATGTATATTGGTGCTGCAACAAAAGCTGTTCAAGTATATAGCGATACTGAAGTTGCAATGGGATTAACCGTTGGTCTTGGTCCACCGAAGGCTCCATTCACGGATAATTCTGTTTCTGTAAGTCAGAAAGGAACTTATATTACTGATAGAACAAGAGGAATCTATCTGAACTGAGATTGACAAACACGCTAAATATTGCTATACTAGCAATGTGGCGCTTTGAGAACCGATGAATCTCCAAAATCCTTCAGAACAAGCTCTTAACAAAATCATTGTAGACCTCTATAATAAAAAGGTAATCATCAGAGGCGAAAATGAAACGACACTCACCTTTAGATGTGCTACAATCAACGAGTTGGTTGCTCTCAAAGAAAAATGTAGTAAACTCTTAAAGACAGAGAACTTCATTTATCGCTAATGCTGGTTTAGCAATCTGGTGAATGCAACGAACTCATAATTCGTGTGAGGTGGGTTCGATTCCCACAACCAGCATTTGACAATCCCAGCAACGTCTGCTATGATTGTTTCATACAAATGGGAGCATGGTGGAATCGGTAGACACACCAGACTTAAAATCTGTTGGGCAGTGCCCGTGGGAGTTCAAGTCTCCCTGCTCCTATTTCTCACTAAATAAATTGTAGTGGGAATGTTATGAAATACACACTATCACAAGCATATGTCTTTTATATGGGACAGGTTGTGCGTATGTATTTCATACAAAATCTTCCATATACGTTTGATGAATTACCTCATATAATTCAAGATCATCCATCAGTTCAAACTGAAGCATTATCTCATCAAGATTATGATGATGAGGACATGTGGAGAGTATCAAATTATTTAATTATGGAAGAAATGCATCCTTTGATGTTTGACTTAGAAGTAGAAAACCCCGAATTGTTACCTAAAGATGATTGACGAATTTTGTGAATACTTTGAAGGAACTTTTGAAAATAAAATGCAAGCAATGTGCGAACCCACAAAGTTTGCTATGATTGAACTACTTCATATTCCTTATGGTGAGCGTAAATATCGTTGTATTCAACGTTATTATGTTGACAAGAATCAATATCGAAATACTATTATTTCGGTAGAACAACAAGATTCTAGAATTCTTGTAAAGAACTATAAGGAAAAAACGCCTAACAGTGAGCAGTTGACATACCTAGAAGGATGTGATACAATATTTGAGAAGATAGGCAATGAGTTTCACGGCAAAAATCTTTGTAAGACCTGCTATGTGAATTGGTCGGGGAAACAAACCTACCTTCAAATAGAGAGTATTCTTGGAAGAGGATACTATCGCGTTATAGACAAAGGATATGACGTAAACACTGACGAACATATATGGGGTTCCTTTTATGGGAGCTTCCAGTTCGTCAAATCGCCTGAGTAGCTCAGCTGGATAGAGCAACGGTTTTGTAAACCGTAGGTCGTCGGTTCAAGTCCGACCTTAGGCTTCCGTGTGAAGGAAGTCAGAACTCCTGGGGTACGCCCCAGGTTTTTTCTTATAAATAACTCAGAAGAAATCACCATATCCACGGGTAACTGAGAAGATGCCATTAACAAGATTAGATAATCTCATCTCAAGTAAAACTGGAAAATATCTATACGTTTCACCTGATGATTTTAACGCTAGCGATGCTTTAGATAATAGAGGCAATTCACCTCTAAGACCATTTGTAAGTATTCAACGTGCTTTTCTTGAGGCTGCAAGATTTTCGTATCTTCCAAACGTAGATAATGATAGATTTGACCAGTTTACTATTATGCTTGCCCCTGGCAATCACTATATTGATAACCGTCCAGGAATCAGTGATGTTGCTTCTCTGCCAGTATTTCAGTTTAATCAATCAACAAATGAATGGGAAGCTAATTCTAATGTAAGTTTTAATTTATCTGACCCAGATAATATTCTATATAAGTTCAATGGTCGTGATGGTGGTGCGACTATTCCTAGAGGTACATCATTAGTAGGTACAGACCTTCGCAGAACTCAAGTTCGTGCTCTATATGTTCCTGACCCTGCTGATACTGATGTTCCACGTACATCACTTTTTAACGTAACTGGTGGTTGTTACTTCTGGCAGTTCACCATTCTCGATGGTGATTTTTCTTCTGGTTCTCCTTTATATGATGCCACTTCTGCTGTAGGTAGAGTTTATACTCAACCAAATAATAGCACAAACAAAGCTATTCCTGAATTCTCTCACCACAAAATTACAAACTTCGTGTTTGCCGATAGAGAAGATTTGGGATTACTATACAGAAAAATTGCTCGTGTATTTAGCGATTATCAACCAACAATTGATGATGTATATGTAGAAGGTTCAGTCAATCCAGTTACTGATGCTTGGTTGTCTACTGTAACCTATCAAATCGGTGATAGAATTCTTTATAATGGTGATGCTTATATTGCATCTGCTTCAAGTACAAACGTGTTGCCAGATAGTGATGAAACAAAGTGGGGTCGTCTTGTAATTCGTGGTAGAGAGCTTGATTTTAGAGTTCAAGAAAATAGAATCGTTGGTCCATTACAAGATGCTATCAGAATTGATTCATTAAAAATTCAAGATTCGGTTCCTGTTGGTGTTGTAACTGTTACCGCAAGAACAAAAATTAACCATGGATTGTTCCCTGGTCAGTTTGTTGCTGTTACAAATAATGGGTTGAGTATTAATTTGAATGGTGTATTTAAAGTTGCAACTATTAGTCAAACAGATCCAAAAGAATTTACCTATACGGTTCCTACCACTGCTAGCGGTTTAGGACTTATTTCTGGGGCAGTTTATAATGCAGTTTCGAGTCCTGCTTTAGATACAAACGCCACAATTCAATCGGAAATAGACTCGGTAGAATCTGCTTCACCATACGTCTTCAACGTTTCAATTCGTTCTGTGTGGGGTATTTGTGGTATCTGGGCAGATGGTAGGAAAGCAACTGGTTTCAAATCAATGGTTATCGCCCAATATACGGGTGTTTCGCTACAGAAAGATGACCGTGCGTTCATTCGCTACGATGAATTTAGCAACACATGGAATCAGGCACCGTTAACTGATGCATTTGCTACAACTCCTTATCACATCAAAGGTGATGCATATTGGAAAGATGAATGGCGCAACTTCCACGTTCGTGCTTCAGATGACTCATTCATTCAGAACGTTTCTATTTTCGCTGTAGGTTTTGCTGACCACTTCTTACTTGAGAGTGGTGGTGATATGTCTATCACCAACTCCAACTCAAACTTTGGTAACACTTCGATGCATTCGAAGGGATTCAAAGGATTTGCGTTCAACCAAGATAAGGGCGGATATATCACTGATATTATTCCACCCCAAACTCTATCGACTTTAAATATTTCTAAGCAACAATACTATTCTATTGATGCTCTACTAACAAGAAGCACAACCAATAACCCATCAACATCCAAGTCAAAGCTTTATATTGCTTCTGAAGATGCTAGAAATCCAGAAAATCGTCCAGCAGCTTCTATTGCTGGTTATAGACTAGGTGCAAGAAGAAATGAAAAATTATATGTAAAACTAGATACAACTGGTGCTAAGTTTGGTGAACTTAATCCTTCTGGATTTAAGAAGTGGACATCTAGATTAACCACACTAACACCTACCAGTGCACGTTCAAGTGAGGATGCAACTAAGTTGTATGTTGCTAGCAGCACTGGTTTTGCTGTTAACAACATTGTAAGAGTTGATAATGAGTATTTCCTTGTTACTGCTGTTACCCCAACTTATCTTTCTGTAAGCAGAGCACAATTAAATAGTCTTCCAGCAACGCACACAGCAAGCACTGCTGTAGTTAAGTATGTTCAAAATACAACTGTATCTACTGTTGTTAATGAAACTGTAGATGCAACTGAAACCATTTTAACCTTAACCAGTTCTGCTGGATTTGCTGCTAATGGTTATGTACAAATCAGCAATAATCAAACCTCAATTACTGAAATTGTTAGAGTTATTTCTGTAGAAAGTAATGATATTGTTGTACAACGTGCTGCCCTTGGAACGACTGCTGTTTCTCAACCAGTTAGTTCTGTCGTAACTGCAACTTTCTTATCAAATACATTCTCAGCCGCATCTCCTGCAGTTTCCACAACATTAACGCAAGCATATCCACAACTTATTAGTGCAACTAATACTTTAAGTGAAACTGATTACAACCTTGCTCAAGATGCTGCAAACCTAATTGATTCTAACAAAGCATTTATTCAAGCGGAAGCATTTGGATACGTTCTTGAAAAGTATCCTTTCCTACAAAATTTACCATACGTCAATCCAAACATCACAGCAGAAACTGGTAGATATCGTGATGGAAGCAACTTAATTAAAGCAAACCGCCAAGAAATTATTGATTATGCGTTTGCTCAAATGCAAGCTGCTTTCCCAACATTCACTGTTCCTGGTGTAAATGGCAATGACAAGTGCAAGCGTGATATTGGACTTGTTGTTGATGCTATTTCACAAGACTTATATGATGGTGGTAACTCACACACAGTTGATGCAACCAAATTATATTTTGATAGCAACGGAGCATTAATTTCTAATGGTTTACTTGGTGAAGAAATACAGTCTGTTTATGCTTTTAATCGTGCAAGAGATTGGGCAAAGAAAGCAATCTCTAACTTATTAACTAGCACATCATTATTGTCTGTAAGTTCTATAACTGCTAGCGGAACAACTATTACAGTTACTACCAGCACTCCACACAACCTAACCAACGGAAGCACAATTACTGTTGGTGGTGCTACACAATCTGGTTATAATGGTAACTTCACTGTTTTAGCTGCTGGATTAACTTCAACTCAGTTTAGATATACTGCACTCACAACCCCTGCTGCTTCGCCTGCGACTGGCGCATATTATGTTTCGACAATTATTATTGATCCAGTTAATGATGATGTAACTGTAGGTAGATTTAAAGACGCTTATAATTTAATTAATTTAAACCGCCAAGAGATTATTGATAGAGCATTTGCTGAAATTGCTATTCAATATGACGAAGCTGCATGGGGAAATAATTGGATTGTTCCTGGTGATACAGTCACTACAAATCTTTCTCGTTATCTTGATGCATACAGATTAATCCAAAAAAATAAACAAATTTTAATTGAAACTGCATATGCTACTGTAGTTGCTTCCCCACCTTCACCAGCACCCACTGACTTACTAAACAAGTGTAAGCGTGATATTGGTTTGTTTATTGATTCAGTATCACTTGACATTTTCCTTGGCGGCGGTAATAAGTATACTCGTAAATTCATTCAACAATATTTCTCCAACAATACAACTTTACTTACAAATGGTCTTGCTGGTGAGATAACACAGTCAATCACAGCATTTAATAAAGCTCGTGATGCAATGAAATCAGCAGTAACAAATACTCTTGCTGCTTTCTCTGGAGTTGTTACGTCAAGTCCAGCTGGTGGAACTTGGCAGGATGGTACAACTGGTACTAAAGTTGTATATACAGACCTTACTATTTCTTCTGGTCCTGCTACTTTTGGTGGAGGTGGTGGAAACATTGCAAATAATAATGCTGCCGCTTGTTCTGATGTCAGAAGTGCAATCGATACTTTAGCATCGCTGGTCCAGACAACTTTAACTGCTTCGCCTCTTGATTTAAGTGCGATGACTGCAGAATCAAATGGAATAGCGGAGGGTCCAGGTGAACTCAAGTGTATGCGCGATATTGGAATTATCGTTGATTCTGTTGCTCAAGACCTTTTCTGGGGTGGTAACGAGTTTACGGTTGGTGGTGTAAGAGAATACTTTAATCTTGCTGGCACACCAATTTCAAACGGATTGGTCGGTGAAACACTTCAATCTGTAATTGCTTTCAACGCAGCCAGAGATGTGGTTAACAAAGCAGTAACAAATCAATTATACGGTAAGAATCTAAACATTTCTTATGGTCCTGCTACTGTTGGTGGAAGTGGAGGAAACGTCACCTATACACAGTCTGGTAATAGTGCAACATGTATTGATGTTCAAAATGCTGTAACTAATCTATTTGCTGTTGTAACTGATGTAGTTTCTGCTGGTACACTTAATAATCTACCATTAGTAGATAATGGTGATTCTGATTGTGCAAACGTAAGACAATCAATCGATAGTTTGGTTGGTATCTTGACAACAGCTCTTGCAAATGGTAATCTAACGAATCTGCCCAATAGAAACGAAGGAACTTGGTCTCAGATTGGTGAGAATAGCAAGTGTAAGAGAGATATTGGTTACGTTGTAGAAGCAATTACTTCTGACCTAAGACTAGGTGGAAACGTTAGCGCAATCAATGCTGCTGAATCATACTATACAGCAGTTCCTTCTGGTTATGTTTTAGATTATATTGAGAATGAAAGACCACAGACAATTGATGCATTCAATTATGTAAGAAGTTTGGCTATCTCAGCAATGAGAAACCACAATACATTCATCAATAATGCATCTACAACCAATGGTTCTCCAATTGTTACTGTTGCAAGTACGATTGGTTTGGCAGTTGGTATGCGTGTAAGAAGTGTCGATGCTATTCCAACTAGTTCAACTTCCACATATAATTTCACCGCAACAATTCCATCAACCGCCTACATCAAAAAGATTGGTGATGGTACAAATGGTCTTGCAACTAATCAAATTCAACTTGGTGTTCAAGGAAGCAAATTTGATAGTGGAACAACTGTAAATGCTACCTCAACATCTTCGACGGTCAAGTTGTATGTTGAACTCACGCAAGGAGCCTGGGCTAACCCAGAAGTGGCACCAGTTGTAGATACTGCAGTCATCCAAGATTATAATTACCTCGCTGCTGGAGACGCTTCTACAGGTGCTCCAGGTGGAGAGTGTGCATCCGTTGCAAACACTATTGTTAACTTGACGAACGTTATCAGTACAGTTCTAAACAATGGTGTTGGTAGTGTTCCTAGAACTTATTCAAGCTTGAATACAGGAAGTCTAGCACAAAGAGCAACTCTATTTACACTGACTGAAAATGATAGTAGCGGTAATCCAACAACAAACCCACACGATTTAGAAACAGGAACTGCTATTAGATTAGTTCCTAGAGCAAAAACAGGTGTGCTGGTTGATAAGCGACTAATCAGATTACCTAAAGGGTTTGATACAAATACAATCTATTATGTAATTGCTCCTGGTAGAAAAACAGACCCATTTGATTATTCAAATAGCGTTGGATTTAATGGAGCAAACCAACAAACACTAATGCTTGCAACGAGCGTAGAAAACGCTGCAGCTGGTATTTACATCTATTCTTCGGAAACAGATAACGTTGATGGAAATGTTGAGGTTGATGTTTATCAGTATGTTCTAGATACTTCATATGATTTACACAAATATCAAACAACTATTGCTAATGGTAGTTCTGAAATACTAGAAACTGCTGCTCCTCATATTTTTGATAAACCAGCAAACAATGTAACACCACAGAAAGTATTCTTCCGTGTTGCTAGTGATATTACTGGTTCTTCTCTGCCTACACTTTCTTCCACTTTTGGTGGTACTACAATTAGTAGCAAAGTTGAATATTTTGTACGCTATGTAAGTAGCAAGAGATTTAAGATTTACGAAACATTTGCGAATGCTCGTGATGATATTAGTCCAGTTACTTTCCAACCAGGAAGCACTGCAGTATTCTACACATTTGCTAATAAGAAGAGAAGCCCAATGCGCTTTGATGCTAGCGTAGGTAGCACAGCAATTAGCGATAATGGTTGCTGGTTTATCAATACTTTATCTTCAAACAACCAGATTATTCCTGTTCTACAGACCAGTGGTATTGGTTGGGAATCAAGAGCAAGAACAACTGATACTTACTTTGAGCGTGTAGAAGATTCTCGTGCAAAAGAAGATAGAATTTATAGATTACGTTATGTTATTCCTAAGAATCTAAAAACAGTTCGTGACCCTCTACGTGGTTTCGTTCTTAAGATTCGTACAGATGAAAAGAGAAGATTGTTACCACAAAAAATTCTTCTCAAACCAACTGCTGCTGGTGCATCTTTAGCAACAATTAATGCTCCTCTTACTGGGGAGCGTTTGGGGTTAACCTTTGCTGAATTGCAAGCTCTTAATCCTAATTATGATACTACAACTTATGACCCATCACCATTTGGCAATCCAAAGAGAATTGAAACCACTTCTAAGGTGGCGTTTACAATTCAATCTGCTAGAAAGAAAAGAATTGCTGGTAAAGATTATCTAGAACTTAAAGTATTTGATATTGGAATTGACTCGGAAGCTTACAAAACGCAGTTATTTACTACTGTCAGGATTTCTTCTCCACAGGGAGGAAATGGTTCGTTTGTAGCAAGTATTCCTAATATTCAAACAGGTAATCCAAATGCTATCAACAAAATTACTTGGAGTGGTAATTCCAAAGGAACTGCATATGTTCATTCATATTTTGCATATGAAAATGATTATTATCTAATCCTTAAAGATTTTACTGGTAATTCTGAAGTTGCTTATAATGAAAATGTAGCAACTACATTTACACAGGGTTCTGTAACTGCAACTCTATTAGATTCTCCTAATGGAGGAAGATCGGATATTAAAAATTACTTATATGTTGTTGAAGGTGCTAACGTCTACACCATGACAGTTGGTGACACTATAAACGATGACAATGGTGTATCCTATACGATTGCTGATGTTGAAGATTCTGAAGAAATGGAAAGCACCTTCTATATCTTTGATATCAATACAATTCGTAGAAGAATTGCTGGTCAGCAAGATGGTGTTTATTATCTAACATGCTTACGTGGTGATATTCGTCCATATCCAACAGGTTCTGGTGTAGGTGAAAACTTCAGAAACTTTAGATTCTCTCAACCTGTTTCAAAACTATATCCCGAGTTCTATAAAAATGACCCAGAATGGTATAAAGGAATTGACCCATCAACCGCAACATTAATTGACCCACCTCCAACTATTTCAGCAGCGGATAACTATGTTCATGGTCTTGTAACAGTTAGCGATTCTAAAGGTTCCGTTACTAAAGAAACTGTTCTTGATTTTATTTCTGACCCTGGTTCTGGAGTTTATACTTTCAGTGGCACAACTGCAATTCAAGCAAAAACAGGTGGCGCTTCAGCTGGTTCAGAAGCAAGAAAAATTACCATCAGTGGTAACTCACCATATCCAACCGAGAACAAACTGTTTGTAGAACTTCGTAGACCATCTATTGCTCGTTCAGGTAACCATACATTTGAATATCTTGGATTTGGTCCTGGTAACTACTCAACTGGTTTCCCAGTTCGTCAAGAAATTGTTCTTACTGATACTCAAGACTTCTACGCTCAGGCAAAGAGAGAAGATGCTGGTATCGTATTCTACACTGGTTTAAACTCTAATGGTGACCTTTATATTGGTAACCGTAAGATCAATGCTATTACTGGCGAAGAAACATTCCTAGAAAGAGCAGTTTTAACTGAATCGGAAGATACTACAGATAGTATTGGAACACTGGTAACCACATTTGACACGGCAGTTACTTTCAATAACATCATCACTGTTAATGGTGATGGTGGAGACATGGAAAGTTTCTTCAACTCTCCTGTTGTAATCAACAATGCTACATCGTTTGGGGCAGTTGAAAATTATCCATCACTCAAGATTATAACTGGCGAGGGAACTTCTGTTGGTTATGATGCTAAGTTAGAAAATAATATTGCTGGACAAAAGACTGGTGATATTGTCATTCATCAAAATAAAATTTCTTCTGCAATTTTTGATTTCAATCCAAGAGGTACACAAGATTATACTCTAAGAGTTGCGCTATCAAATAGAACTCCAGACTTCTTGAATACATTTGGAGCAACAACGGGTGGTCCAACTCAACTACAAAATACTGATTTTGGAACTAGAGACCCACTCAAGTCTGGTGATATTCAATTCAAGGGAGCACAGACATTATTCACTGGTTCTCTCGGTTGGGTTTATGCAAACGATTACATTCAGATTACAAATGTATCTGGCACAGGAACAACTCCACAAATTGTGGGCATTCAAGGTGCTGCAAGTGGAACAATTGTTAGATTGAATTGGAACACTGGTGTAACAAATACAAACGTTGGAATTACCACTGGTTCTCAAATTAGAATTACTGGTGCTGTTGGAGCTCTTGCAGTTGTAAATGGCGTATGGCCTGTTTACAGTTCTACTTCTCAACCATTCAACGCTTCAAATAACTTTGTTGATATTGCCATCACTGCTAACTTACCAATTTACAATATTGGTTTGAACAGTGGTAAAGGATATCCTGTTGACCAGATTGCTCAACCATCTATTGATATCTCTCGTTCAATTGCTGCATTCAAAGAAGTTGGAGTAATTGGTGCAGAGGCACTCAGAACAGAGACAGCAACAGTTGGTGACTACAAGTTAGGTATTAATACAGTTGCACGTTCTGCACATTCTGCATATCAAACTGCATTTGTTTCTTCCGAGACTACACCTAGAGCAAACTTAGATGTTGTTGGTACAGCATTCATCAGTGGTAAGAAGATTAATTCTTATCTAACTGAAACTGGAACCACTAAGACACAAACTAACCAAGACAATGCACTCTTGGTTGGTGGTGATAGTGCTACTCCAAACGATGCTGCTACTCTTCGTGTAATGACAACGAACAGTGGTAGAGTTGGTATCAATGCTACAAATGCTCAGTTAGACAGAAGTCTTGTTATTATTGGTGATGGTAGAGTTACTGGTGATTTCAAATTTGAATCTGATATAGAAGTAAATGGTGGAGATATTACAACCACAACTACTTCTGGAACATTTAACTTTGTAAATAATACCACATTCACTGGTACGCTAAACATTGGTAATTGGCCAACAACTGCAAACTTAGTAGCAAGAGCTGCTGCGTTGAATATTGCAAATATTACAACATCAACGCAAACAATTAATATTGGTAATGCTACTACTAACCAAACTCTTGCAATTGGTACAGCAGCAACAACTGCTACGCTCAATATTCATACTGCAGCAACTGCTTCAACAATTAATATTGGCACTGTAGCAAGTTCTACAACAAATACTTCTAACATTATAATCGGTGGTGCATTTGCTAACTCTGCTGGCAGCAGACTCACAATTAGAAATGCTAACGTACAAATAGATGGTGACCTAGAAGTTAATGGTGGAGACCTCAAATCAACTGCAGCAACATTCAATTTACTTGATATTTCTGGTGCAGTATCTACACTCAACTTCGCTCGTTTTGCATCAACCATTAACATGGGCGCAGTTTCTGGTACAACGACTATCAGAAATGCTCTAACAGTTAACAGTAAAATTACTGACTTTGGAGATTTCACGCTTATTGGTGGTTTAAGAAGTGCTGCTGTTCTAGCAACTAGAGGTTCGCTAAACACAACTGCCTCATTCCATAACGTAGGTTCACTATCAAATTCAAACGTAGACTTCTATGAATTTATTGATAATATTGACGGTAACATGGCAATTGTTAGCGTTTCTTCTAGCGCAATTAATGTTGTAGATAACTGGTTAAATAATAACGATAAGGTTGTATTCTCCAGTCTTGCTAATGTTACTGGTATTAGTAATGGTGTTGTATACTACGTTGTCAATAGAACTTCTACAAGTTTCCAAGTTCAAACAGCTCCATCTGGAAGCATTGGCATCAGTCCACTTACTCTTGTTACTACTGGAACTGTTAGTGGGTTTGCATCGCTTTACTACACTGCATTAGATGGACAGGGTGGTGCATCAATTAACTCTAGTGTAACAAGTATCGCTGTTAAGAATCCTAAAGGATTGAATCAGTTTGATTATATTCTGATTGACAGTGAGATGATGAGGATTAGCACTCCACCTGCTGCAACCGCTCCATACACATTCACAGTTGAAAGAGCGGTAGATGGCACAACTGCAGCAACTCACACTGATGACACTGCAGTCTATAAATTAAACAAAACAACTGGTGCTACTTTCATCGATCCAGGTCCAATTCCTGCTGCTGATGTTACTACAAACGTAACAGCTATTGATACAGTATCTAACTTCTTCACTAAAGCAGGCACAACGGGAATTTTCAATGGTCAAACAGTCAAGTTTACTTCGATTGGTTCTATCACAGGTATTAATACTACTGCCAATTACTTCTTGGCAAACGTATCCGCATCTGGCAGCAATCAAATATTCCAACTAAGCAGCACTTACCCAACTCTCAATGTTATTGACATTGGTGGTTCGTTGGGCACAACTCCAGTATTTGTTGTAGATGATAACTTCATCAACCTTTCTGAATTTGGTGGTTCACTAAAAGCAAATGACTTCTTGAGAATTGATAATAACGAACTTGTTCGCGTAACATCAGTTTCTAATGCAGACCCACAGGGACTCTTTATTACTGATGGTGGTTCACCAACTCAGTTAACTACATTTAGTGTACAGTCAACGACTGGTAATACTATAATTGGTAATCCCAACATTAGTGGTACATTTGGAACTGGTACACTTACTGTTTATGATACTATTACTTTCTCTGGTAATAGCGCCATTGATTCCACAGCACAACGATTGGTTGTTACTAATGGTACTACTACAGAAACATTCTCTGTACGAAGTGCTGATGGTTTAACAAATATTGCTGGTGCATTAACGGTTAATAATAATTTCTCTATCACCAATGGTGGAACAACCTTCTTCTCGGTTGCCTCTACTACAGGTAATACTGTTATTGGTAATGGCAATAGCGGAACACTTAGGGTAGAATCTAATGCTGGTTCTACTAGTACTTCTACTGGTGCATTAGTTGTTGATGGTGGTGTTGGTATTGGTGAAAATCTATATGTTGCTGGTGATGCATTTATTCAAGGAGGAGATTTAACTGTTTCTTCTTCTGGAACAACCAGATTTAAAGTCAACAATAATGGTTCTATTGACCTTGGAAACATTACAAACTTCTATACACCAACAGGTGGTAGAAAGTGGTTGTTTATCTCAACAGCTTCAAACAATGATGCAACTGCTCCAACTCTTGTTGCAAATACTAACTATATAATTAAACCAAGTGGAACTGCAACAAACTTAATTTTAAAACTCCCTCCTAATGCTCAAACTGGTGATATGATTAGAATTGTTGATGTTGGAGGTAACTTGACATTCAACTGTACTCTGATTATTAGAGCTCCTGGTGGTACTAGTGGTACTGGAATCAAGATTCAGGGAGATAACACAGGAAGCACAGCTGGTAGTCTTAGTGTAGCTCATACTGGTGGTGAATTAATTATTCAAACACCTAATTGTGGATTTGGATTGGTTTATGTGGGCGATACTGACGGCGCTGGCACAACGACAGACACCGACGCTAGAGGTTGGTGGTTAATGGAGATTTGATAAAATATGACACAGTACTATAATAATCAAAAATCAATGAAAGGTGCCTGCGTTGGCACAATTATACCTTGGACTGGTAGCTTGACTGAGATTCCAAGGGGATGGTTGCTGTGTAATGGTACATTTGAAAATATTGCTGATTATCCTGACCTTTATAGTGTTATTGGAGTAACATATGGTGCTGGAGTTGGTGTTTTTAGATTACCTCAGATTGGTAATAGAACATTAGCTGACATCAAAAATGACACAGCTTATATTGGTTCTGGACAACCATCTGTTGTAACGAGTTTGATGGGTAATGATGGTTCTAATAACACTTCTAATTTAGAAACATCAAATATTGATTTAAATGTTAATATTAGTAACGCCGCAGCAGCTGGTGGATATAATGCTGTTTTAACTGGGGTAAATCCAAACAACCCTGCTTATTTTGATGCTTTTAAAACTACTGAAAGAAAACTTGGTGATTTGCATATGGCTTCGCATAGTCATGAAGGAAGTTATCAATCAGTAACAAAACTGACTTCTCCTAGAGTTGAAGCATGTCAAGGATTTGGTGCTAACTCTCCTTTTACTGGTTGTGGACTTTTTGGTAATGCAGATTGTTGTGAAGGATTAAATCATTATTTGGTAGAATTAAACTGGACTGGAAATTCAGTTAATGCATTATATAAAAACTCTATTTTGGCTGGTTATCCTATAGGTGGTTCTGGAAACGACCCATCATATCTTGCTCAAGGAACTCCTACTGTAAATAGCCCACCTAGAGTTAATGCATCTCCTAAAAACTGGTTAGGTACTGTCGATGATACTGAGTTGAAATCGGAAGCTCTTGGATATGCTTGGAATTTTCCAACTACATTAAGTTCTGATTACACTAATTGGACTACAAACACAACCAGTCAACTTACTGGACACTCTCATGGAGATCTTAATTATTCTATTAATAGAGGTAATTTTAATTTAGCTACGCCAGTATCTTTATCTGATATTCAAACAGGAACTGTCGCTCCAGTCAATGTCACGGGAAATGTTGGAGTTTTAAAAGTAGAAGTAGATACTGCTACTCCATCCTTATCAATTACGTATATCATCAGAGCGTTCTAAGAAATGAGACACTATTCATTCGAAAAAGGAAAACACGGTGGAGTAGTAGGAACTATTCACCCATTTTCAACAACTTTGGTTGGTAATAATCCATCTTCTTTAGATTGGAAAACAAAAGTTCCCGCTGGGTTTTTGCGTTGTGATGGTGCTGTAGTTAATGCTGATTTATATCCAGCATTAGCAGATGTGTTAGGAGTCGGAGAAGATTCATTTTACAGAAAAGATGGTATTACTTTACAGGAAAGAAATTCCAGTGGAACTGGGGGTCAATTTCAATTACCAGATATTGGTTCCAAATATATTAAAGCTAGTTCACAAGGTAGTGGATACAATAACCTTTTGGTAACTACGACAACTGGTGCTAATCAAAGAAGAGTAGGTGTTGCTGTAACTTTAAATTCTAATTTAGGCACTGGTAATACTGTAAATGCAACCGTTGTTTATAGTGGAGCATTTGCAGCTCCATTAAACACTTTATCTATGTCTGGTAATTTTTCTCTTACCATGAATACCACAGTGGGTGCTGCTAATGTAACAGTTGACCAAATTTTACCTCATGCACATTTTGCAAACACAGTTTCAGCAGAAGATCCAACTAATAAAAGAGGAAATGATAATGTTGATAATGGGCAAAATTACAGCGCAAAGGGGCAATGGGACGTTGAAGCTGTAACAGGATTTGTTCCTTCTACTGGATTGAATTTGGCCGATACTTCACACGATCATTTAGTTGAAAGAACAGCTATTAGTAGAGCATTAGTACCAACAGTTCCTGCTTATAATATAAGTGCAGAAAATATTTCAACAGCTGTCACATTACGTGTTAGAAGTACTTATGTTATGAATGATTTGCAATCTAGATTTATATTAGTAGAATACCTTATCAAGTACTAATCATGCCAGTTAATTACGCAAAAACACAAAGAAGAGTTGGAGCAGCTATTGGCACAATTATATGTGCTCCTAGACCATCTGGATGGAGTTCTGGTACGGATAACTGGAACTTAACTACAAATTTTCCAGGATATTTAGAATGCGATGGCACTGCTCTCAATCCAAATAATTATTTTGCATTATATCAAATAATTGGTACTACTTATGGCGGTAGCGTAAGTGGTTCTTATCCAAGCTTTACTGGAACATTTAATCTTCCTAATTTTCGTGGTAAATATGTAATGGGAACAGGAACAGTTGATGGTAATACTGGTATTGCTCCTGGTCTAACACCCCAATTTACTGCTTCTGGTTCTACAGGTGGTTCATATAATGATTGTGGTGCTACTGGAGGAACATTTACAATCAATACTGTTAGGCAATTACCAGCTGGTAGTGAAATTACTCCTGGCTCTCCTGGTTCGCCAATTTCTATTGGCGGGGCGGCAACAGATACCTTTGAAATTGGAACTTTCAGAACATCTGGTTTCAGTACGGCGGTTGCTCAACCAAATGCTAATATTACAGGAAACGTGAGTTGGACTACTGGACCAATTAAAACTCAAAAAGTGTTTGGTGCTATGCCTCATGGTCATACATTAGTATCAACAAGAGTCATAAGTTCAACTGCATCATCAACTGCAGATGGCGGTCCTGGTGGACCCGATAAAATGCCATTTTATCAAAGTTCAACTGGTGGCATTGTTTCCTACACTCGATTTGTACCAACATGGGCAGGCTCAGGAAGCGGAGCAGTTGGAACTATTACGATTACAGGTGGTGTAGTTACTGGACAGAGTGTTACATCTGGCGGTAGTGGATATGTTTCACCTCCTGGAGTTACTTTTACTGGAGCAGGAACTCCAACTTCTGACGCAGTTTTATCGGCAAATATTAATAGTAGTGGAGCGGTAACTTCTATATCAATTGCATTTGGTGGAAGTGGTTATACGAACGGCACATATGCAGTGACATTCAATTCTGCTTCTGCTTCTGCTCCCTTAAGATCTCATAGTCATAAACTTCATCAATTAGGACCAGCAACAGCTACATGGGGACATGATGAAACTTCTGGAAATACTGGTTCTCAATCTACAGCATATTCTGGTGTCCAAGCTGGTGCTCCTGATATTGCAGATGTTTTTCCAAAATCGCTTCCAATTGGTCCTGGTGGCATTGAAGTTACTTTGAATTCAGGAACAACTACAATGAATGATTCTTCTAGAACATTATTTGATGCTAGATTAGTAGTACGCTTGACATCTGCAGAAACTTTACCTATAATACAACCATACTTTAGAACTAAATACCTCATAAAAGCGATTTGATTTGGAGATTTTTTTATGACTATTGTTCCTATTAAACCTATTGAATTGATGAATGGTGACTTTCGAGATTTTATCGGTGTGTGGGAAAAGCATATGCCACCGTCCGTTTGTAATAAATTAATTCAGTATTTTGATAAAGTTATTGATACAGATGAATCTTCAAATAATCTTTCGGATTTAAAAGAAGTAGAATTGTCCGAAGAAGAATTTATTCAAGATGGTAGACAACAATTTCAAACTACTAATCTTGGGAGAGATGATAGGAGCATAATGCTTAACTATCATAAAAATGATTTTTGTCAGGAGATTAATCAATATTTGCAGGCATGTTTTCTAGACTATATTCGTCAATATGGGCAAATTGCCAATGTGCCTATGATATCAACTGATGTTAAAATGCAAAGAACCCATCCTTGTGGTGGATATCATGTTTGGCATTATGAATCAGGTTCTTACATTCATGCACAAAGAGAACTTGTTTGGATGATTTATTTGAATACTCTTCCAGAGGGAGAGGGAGAAACTGAATTTTTATATCAAAAAAGAAGAATTCGTCCTAAATCTGGAACCTGTGTTATTTGGCCTGCTAGTATGACGCATGTGCATCGAGGTTTAACAGTTTATAGTGAAAATAAATATATATTGACAGGATGGTATATCAAAACTCCCGTAATTTCTAACTAAAACCAATGGAAAATACTCATTTATCAATACAATTTCTGGCGACAGATGGCACTATATACTACAACTACGGGCAGAGAGGAGTTGCTATTAAGTTGTTGGAAGAAGATTACGCTGAATTGTATAAAAGATTAGGAACAACTTGGCATAATGATAATGATAAATTAATATTATTTGAGTATTATTCAGACGGTAAATTCAATATTGAAAGAAAGAAAAAAATATTTGATTATAGAACAAGAACAGAAACCGAAAAATATTATCCATATCTTGAAGTAGACCAAAAAGATGTTATCAGGACTTATAATCTATTTGTAAATTTCTTTGAGTATTTACGAGTAAAAGATTTAGAAAGAGTAAAAGAACAAGTTAGCGCAAAATTATTAGAAGCAACTAGTTTATTAAAACAAAACGTATCTGTTATGCGTTTTGATTTATTAATTAAATCTGATTGGACGCAACTAGCAGATGTTAGTTTTAGCGTGGAAAATGAAAAGGAAATGTGGATAGAATATCGCCAATATCTAAGAGATATGAGCACTTTAGAAGATTGGAATGGCAATACTATGCGAATTGCATTTCCAATTACACCAAAAGATTATCTAGCTATTGACCCTCAGCAAAATGTAAAATATTTGACAGATGAATCTCATTTTGAAAATAGAGCAATGGTTGCAGCTAAACTAAAACTATTGAGATTCTTCGATTATCTTGGTCTCCCTTCTTTAGTAACCGATTTAGATATTAATAATGCAACAGGTATTGACTACGAAAAATCAAAACAAAAACTTGAGAAGGCATTGAAGAAAATAGACATGACCTTAAAAGTACCAGATTTAACTATTTTGGGATTTGAAAACGAAGAATCTCTAGATTCAATAATTGAACAAGTATCTCAAAACAATAATTATCAAATAGACCAGAGTTCACCATATTGATTTAAAATTATCATGATATATGAATATGATTTATTACCAGAACCTCTGGTAAAAAATATTTTGGATTTTTATGATTTTACTGATTTTGTATCAGGTAATATGTCTGGTCCAAAAAATAAAAGTGTGAAAAATAACGTTGAAATGAAAACGGATGAGCATTATTATGCTGTTCGTGATATGACTTACGCACATTTAGTAAAATCTTTTGAACTGAAAGATATTTTAAATATGCGAAAAATAAGCACTCCCATATTTTCAAAATATGAAGAGGGAATGTTTTATGAATTTCACAACGACCACTACATTATTAATGGATGTAGAACCGATTACAGTTGTACAATATTTTTGAGTGACCCATCGGAATATGAAGGCGGTGAACTTGAAATTATTTTTGGTAATCAATCATTGAAATACAAATTGACACCAGGGAAAGCAGTTTTGTATCCTACTGGTCTCACGCATAAGGTTCATGAAGTTACGAAAGGAACTAGAAAAGTAATTTGTTTTTGGATGGAATCTGCAATTGCTGACCCCTCAGTTAGAACTATTTTGGCAGATTTAACTACCTCATGGTATAAATACAAAGACACATTACTTGATGAAATGCCAGAAATATATGACATTTTACTCAAGACCAAGTTTCATCTACAAAGACAGTTTGGAAATTACGAAGGATTAACATGATTGAAACTATCACTTTGAGCGAAGCAATTACAGAACTAGCTATCGCAAAACAAAAGACAGTTATGTATTTTAAACCTGTTGGTTTAGATGAATGTAGAGATGTTGATAAAATCAATGCAGTATGGAAACACTATTCTAAAATTTTACCGCCAGAAATTTTTGAAAGAGTAAAAAATTCTTTACACAATTTTGCATTTTTTAATGATTATATGGTAGCACTACAAAAAATGGAAGAATGGTTTCCATACAAAGGTGAGATGCCAAACGAATATTACGTTTATGTGAATATCGTTGACGAAGCAGGAAATTGTATTGTTGAAAACGAACCCACCCTGCCGCCAGAAGAAGATTGACAGGGGGTTGACACCCGTGCTATAGTAGCAAAGCACTGAACAGGACACCCATGAAAGGCATCATCGACTACGGTGACGATGGCGTGGTTCCGATGATCGAATCGGATGACGTTGAGACTGTCGTTGAAGACATTCTTAAGTATGTAGAAACACGTTTTGATTTTCTTGATAAAAAAGGTAACCGTGATGGTGACATCATGGCACTTTGTCAAGAATTTATGGAGTGGGGTTCTGCTGAAGCAGGCGATGACGTTTCCTATTATGTTTGCCCCACCTTTGAATAATCCTATATAAAATATAAGGGACAGACCAATGACCACGCCTAATTGGCAGCACCACTCTAAAAAAGAAACAAAACGCACCCTGAAACCCCAGGCAGTGCGTCAAGCAAAAGCACGTTTGCAATCACTTAAGCGTAAACTGGAGGTTATTAAATGACTCATTATGATAAACTAATGGATTCCATCGTTGATGAAATCTATTATGTTTGGACTGAAGTATCTGATTGGAATAATGATGAAGATATTGTGCGAGAAACAGCACATCGTATTCTTCAACATGTAGAAGAATTTCAATCTAACCGTACTAAAATTGGTCAATGGAGAGCATCTGACTGATGGAGTACAAATTTATAGATCCTGGATATCCAATATTAAGTTGGTTGAGAGTGATTGGTAACATGATGTTTGTTGTTGGTTATGTTGTCATTCTTTTTACCAGTGTTGAGGTTGGTATCTATTGTAGAATGATAGGAAATGTGTTGTCTTGGCCACATTTTCAAAAGATGAGGATGTGGGATATATTGACAATCCGAGCATTTTTTGCTATCATAGAATCCGTTAAACTTGTTCAAATTTGGTTTTTTTAATATGGCATTATCTAAACAAGTAGAAGAATCGCTCGATGAAGCACAAGCAGCAATGCGTAATGCACTAGCATTTGCTGCACGAAATGAGCGACCTGTAGTAGCTAAAGGTATTTCTGAGTTGATGTGTGACATCGACAAACTCAAGACAATCGACAAAATCTTTGACCGACTTGATAATATGAAAGATGGCTCTTTTAAAAATAAATAAATCAGCACTATATGAAGTGCCAGTAAAAACAACTCCAGAGAACGTCAAAGAGGCGAACGAAGGGTTGTTTAACTGCACTATGACACTTCCTGCTGCCGCTAAACATTGTGGCATGACACACAAAGAGATGAAACTTACATTCTTTGAGTATC